ACTAGGTCATTTTCATCTGCCGTTGTTGATAGTTGAGGGTCAATATCAAGAGCATAGTTTGCAAGTTGGTCTGGATGGAATCCGCCTGGAGTAAATGTTACTTCATTTGAATATGGAGAAACTAATCCATTAAAAGCTCTTATTGCTACAGAAATTTCTTGATTTTGAAATTCTGGAAAAGCATATGTCCAAGTTAAAACATTTCCTAGTGAACCAGACCCGGCTTCTTCAACTCCATCAAGAAAAACTACCGCTTCATAAATTGTTATTGGAGAACTTCCAGCACTTAATGGGGCTTGCCAAGTGAATACCCAATTACTTCCATCCTCTGCAACTTGAAGATTTCTTGGTGCTGAAGGTGGAGATGCAGAGTTTGTCGAAACTCCTCCTACTCTACATAACCACATAGGAGCTAATTTATTAGAAAGTATATTAACATAACCGGAATAGTCGATATTTGGACTTCTGGAAACTTGACCGTAGACTTTAAAAGAATCGGTAATAGTTATACCGTCCCCTTGAGGTTTATTACTGCCTATTTGATATATAACGTCGTTGTACATATTTAATATATACGCCGAAAACACAATGAAATCTAACGAATTACTACTAAGAGAAATATTCGGACAAAGGAGCTTAAAGATGCCGATTGAAAATACCCCACTATTTTACTCAGTGATAGCAGAATTTCAGAAAAAAGCAGCAAAGCTATTGGGGATTAACGTGGAAGACTGCTCTTTTTTGGTAGAACATAAAGATTTTTCTTTTAACGACGACCAAGAGAAAGTACTTTTCGACGGAAGTTACGCAGTAGAAACTGTTTCTTGGTTAGATTCTATCTCTCCATTTAGAGAATATGAGATTAAGAAACGACGCTATAAGAACTACGAATTTGTTTCTTTCTCTCACTATAATGAACTTCTAAGTGGTTGTTACTTCAAGATGATTGCTACAAAGAAAGATGTATTGGCGAGATTACTATTGTCTATTAATAAGAGTGGTAAAAAGTTAGAAAAGCCAATTCTTGAAGACAAGGATTATGAAGCTACAATTGGTGAAATTATAACCTTCATGAAGAATAGAAAGAAAATTAAGGAAGCTGGAATTACAGCAAATAAAGGTCTATTGATTTGGGGTTCTCCCGGTAACGGTAAGACTCTAATTAGTTCGTATATTATGGAATGGTGTGAAGAACGAAATTACGAAGTTTCAATTGTCACCAAAGATAACTTGGTTAAAAAGCTAAAAGGTGACGTTTTAATCTTTGATGATTTCTCTATTGACGACCTAGTAAAGAGAACTGATACTACCGATATTCTATTGTCCGCTATGGATGGCCCAAACAAAGAGGGTGGCCGAGTCTATCTATTCACCACTAATGAACTTAATAAGGCTAGCGAACTTTATGGGGCTTTAGTACGACCCGGTAGAATTGACACAATAGTGAAATTGGGTAAGCCTTCTAAAGCTCTACGATTAAAATATATTTCTAGCTGGAAGATTAAGTTATCAGAAGAAGATTGCGAAAAGATTGCGAAAAATTCTGATGGTTGGTCTTTTGCCCAATTAAATTATCTTCACACTGAAATTGTTCTCAGAAAGATTCAAGGTAAATCTCTGGATATCAAAGACTGCTTTGCTCTCTGTATCAGCAAATACGGTGACTTTGAAGACCAAAGAAAAGCTTTAGGATTTTTAAGTAATCAATCTAGTGGCCTTGGCATGGGAGACTGGTAATGTTAATCAGCGTAACCGCAGAAGATATTAAAGCTGGCAAACGGGGAAACTGTGAGAAGTGCCCAATCGCATTAGCGTTGATTAGAAGCCTCGGAAATCCAACCGAGGCTACTATCTCAGTTAATCAAGGATTTGTCCAACTGTGGCCATCTAATGAGAATCTACAGCCGTCCAGCTTTGACCTACCTGAGTACGCACGGTCATTTATTTATATGTTCGATTGGGATTATGAGGAAGATATTAAACCTTTCTCATTTTCCCTAAGTAAAGATGACCTTAAGGCTATCAAGAAGTCGGGCATTAAAATTCCCGCCAAAGAAAAAATTGATTAAAAGTAGATTAGAATCGTTGACTCGAAGTTCAAAAAGTATATCCTATGAGACAGCGGAATTAAGTAATAATAGATAAGTAGACTTTAAGACTAAGTTAAAATATATATGTTACTGTGTTTAGTAGTTACTAAGTTGTATCTTAAGATACTAATAAAGGAGAACCTGTGAGAAGAACTAATATCGCTTTGATTATTGATGTATCTGGCTCTATGAGTCACTTGCAAACTAAGCTTACTCAAGTCGTTAATTCTATGATTAAGACTATGAAGGATGTGGGCGAAAACACATATGTGTCTGTAACTAGATTTGGCTCTAGTGTTAATGTTGGTGGAATGTTTCCTATTGAAAGTATCGGCTATCAACACTTTAATTGTAATGAAGGTAGCACTAGACTCTTTGACGGTATTGGCGAAGGCTCTGAAGCTATCGACTGTGGCTCTGACGTTAATCACCTAGTCATGGCATTTACTGATGGTCACGAAAATTCCAGTATGAATTTCAATATGAAGAAGATTAAAAGTTTAATCGCTTCTAAGGAAAAGAAAGGTAACTGGACATTTACCATTCAACTACCTCCGGGTGAAAAGAGGTCATTCGCTCAAACATTCGGCATTGATGAAGGCAACTTGCGAGAATGGGAGGCTACAGAAGCTGGCCTAGACCAAGTTGAACAAGTAACCAGTCGCTCACTAGCTAACTACTACCAAGCTTCTGCTGCTGGTCAACGAAATGTTAAGAACTTCTATCTTACTACGGATATGTCAAAGGTAAAGCCTTCTGAAATTAAAAAGGTTTTGCACGATATGAAGGATGAATTTACCGTCCTTAAGGTTGATAAGGAAGACGCTATTAAGAGTTTCGTGGAACGTAAAACACGAAGAAAATACAATATTGGCACCGGCTTCTATCAGCTTTCTAAGACCGAAAAGATTCAAGGTGGTAAAGAAATCTTGATTATGGAAAAGCAAAAGGGTAGTATTTGGGGTGGTCACAAGGCTCGCGAACTAATCGGCCTACCAACTGACGGAAATCCCGCCAAAGTAGAGCCAGGTAACCATGCGGGTTTTGACATCTTCGTTGAATCAACCAGCGTTAATCGAAAGCTAGTTAGAGGTACTAATTTTCTTCTAAGGAAATAACTAATGAACGTCTATCACAAAGAAGTTTATTGGCCAAAGAAAGTATGTAATGAGTTGCCTACCGGGGAATTTTCTATAAAATACAGTAGGCATGCTCTCGACGAAATGAATGACCGAAACGGCAAGATTCCGGAATTTGAATTTTTAATGTTTATGCCGGAAAATTTCGTTGAGTCTTACTACCCGGATGAACTTCCCGCAAAATGGACATACAGATTTTCTTTGGATAATACCAACGATTTAGTTGCTGTTGTCGTGCGGGATGGTTTCTATATGAAAGTCATTACTCAGTGGTTAAATAAGAAGACTGATAACCACAAAACTTTAAAGAGGTGGTTATATGTCCAAAACTAAAGTGTTCTGGTTCCACTATAATAAACCGGCGAGTAAAGCTAAAGGGAAGCCTCAGATTAGTGTTCATTACAATAAAACTTGTCATATCGTGGATGGTATTCTCATTGATAGAGCGAAGCTTACTGAAAAAATTAATAAAAGCCAACCTTTCTTTGTCATAAAGGGAAGGTGCGAAAGCTTTAAGATAGTGGATAATGTTTGTTATATTGTGGGGAAATTATGAAAGTCTTGATATTTAAGTATGACGACGATTACTACGAAACTCCTGTCAAGGCTTGCTTTTTGGTGCCGGATGATTTCAATGATTCTGATAGAGAAAAAATAAATAAAACCTATAAAGAGTATATAGACGCATTAATGAGTCACGCTTTTTGCTATCCAGAATATATAGATAAGAGAACCGGCAAAATAAAAAAGTCTGTTAGGAAAAAGTATGAGAATGATGCAACTTACTTTAAAATATTACAAGTTTTAGGTTATCAGAAAATTGACTTCATGGAGATTTGATATGGATAAAAAACTCCTTGAGATGGGCGAGCATGCCGAACTTTCCCCTATGATGACAAACTGGTGGGAGGATAAACCCCACCAAGTTCTTCGTGAACTGTATAAGTTTTATCAATTAAAATCCGATATATCTTATGCTATTGAAACAAATGATACTGAAATGCTAGAAGAATTAAATAAGAAAATTAAGAGCGAGTTTTACACAGAAGACTTATTCTAGGAACAATATGACAGCACAAAAAACATTTAAGAAATACTACCTTTACAAGTCTGGTATTCTTGAGCTTATTGACGGAGAACGCTACGAAGATGTTCTTTTTATTGATATTAAGGATAACGATTATATCTTTATGGACGATAACATGAACGTACATAGCGTATACTGCGAAAATATAAAGTCCTTTAACTATCACCAAGTAACAGGTAAAAATTGTGGGCCTTGGCCTACGGAGGAATATTATGATTAGCGAATTACTTAATAATAGCCACAAATATTCAAGCAATATTGTGGTTGGAACATGTTCGTTGTGCGGAGGGGCAGTCACTATCCCTTCGGTCTTTTGGTCAGTAAACGCACCAATACCAACATGTATTAAGTGTGGAGCTACACAAAAACAAAAGCTGCCAACTATTGAAATGGAACCACCACTAAAAGACTCAAAGAAATGGGATTTATCATGAAAGAGCCACTGATTGAAAAATTGAAGAATATGCTTTCTGCCGCAATCCTTAATAGGGATGAACAAAGAAAAAGTATATTGAAGGTATTACTGGCCGATACTCAGCGATTACACAGTCAACCGGACGACAAACAGGTTATTAGTCTTGCCCGGAAATTGATTGATGGTAACGAGCAACTTATGAAGTATGCTCAGGGCGAAAAGATTAATATTCTTAAAAATGAAAATATTATTCTTAGTGAACTATTACCTAAGTTAGCTAGTGACGAAGAGATTAAGGCCATCCTTGTTACACTACCATCAATGGAAG